ATACCTTCACCGTCGTCTTGTTTGTTAAGATCAAGGTTCGCATGACCTGCTGAATACAAGCACCATTTATAGTAAAATGCACCTGCATCCGGCTCTAGATAATTTAGACTTTCTACACCGCTAGTAAAACTTTTAGGAATACGTGCAGGATCAACATAATTACCCATAGAACGTTGTTTTCCTATAAATGTAGCATAGAAACCAGATGTAGCCGGTAAAAATATTGCGTAATCGCTTTGTGTTGCTGTTAAATTCTTATTCAATTCTGCCCCACTTTATTTTTAACCAAATTCTTTCGTGTATGTAGTAGTCGATACTTAACAGAATATGTAGTGCCGTAGCAAATCCAGTGGCACTTCCTACATCACCAGTAAACAAGTAAGTCCATACTATAGTGAATAACCAAGCGGTTATTCTATATGTTATCATTCTTGTAATTGTTCTTTGTTTTGTTTCCATTATTTGCTTTGTGCCGGTAGAATATAATCGTAGCTAGCAATACCGCTATCAACTGTGATCATCATTGCACCAACGTCTGCGATCTTCATAGTGATGTCACCGGGTAAATTAAGAATACTCATAACTTGTACAACAGGCCACGACCAAACTTGTTTTAGTTTACCTACAACGCCTTGCTGGAATACAAATTCGCCTGCGTGTGTACTTGCGTCACCAAAGCTGAACACTAAATTGTCACCTTTAGTTTCAACTTTAAAAACTGTTTCTTCCGAATTAGCATTAGCTTGGAATTTTAATTTTTGAATACTAGTGACGCTAGGTTGAAATTCAATATCCCATTTAGCACCTTTAAACTTTACTGACTTTAATTTTTCGTTAATGATCTCTGTATTCATAAAACGATAGTCATTTTCAAAGTCGCCTGTTTCGTTTTCAAAATGTAGACCTGTTGGAATAGTGTCGCCGTTACGTTCAGCAGTGACTACACTGATTTTTGCTTTTTCTTTGTACTCTGGGCACTTAAGGTGAATGTCTAGTTTATTTAGATTAGGCATACCGAATACGCCAGTAAATTCTGCAACAGGCGTTTTAGTCTTTGCGTTAACAATAACAGATCGATCTTCTGCCATTGCTTCGATTTCTGTATCAGTTCCAGTAGACGAAACTTTAACTAGGGGAATAAATCCTAGACTGTGAGTATGTGCTACTAGGTCTTGTAAAATATCTTTCATAATGTTCTCCATGTTTAATGATTATATTTAGGTTTTTGGTAAAAGTCAATGCTCATTTCTTACTTTTTTGTTATATTCAACGGCTGATTCTACCAAACTACTTGGCGCACCTATAGTGTTAGTCCATTGAATAAATGCTTCTGTGTCTTTAGGGAAACAATGACCTCCCCAGCCACGATATCCGTCAGGCCCTGGAACCATTGTATGGTCTGGACCTATACGCTTATCTTGAGAGATAATATGCCTAACGGCTTCAAAATCTAGGTGTGCAATTTAAAATCATTTTACAGTTTGGTAGAGAACTTTGAAATAGCTCTTGCCAAAAGTATTCAGGATCTTCACCACCGATGACAACATATTTTTGATTTAGGAAATCTTCGTTAGCAGTTTTAGCTCTTAGAAACTCTGGACTATAACAAATACTATGATTAGGATATATTTCATCGAATCCTTGGACAATAGCAGGAGTTACTGTACTCTTGATTAATACTGGCATATAGATAGGAACTGAGTCGAGTATATCTGCAATAATACTAGCATCACAAATGCCTCTATCAGTCGTAGGAGTTGGCACACAGATAATAATGCCATCTGCATCTAAATGATCCATTAGTTTGTAGTCGGTATATTGTGGATCCTGGATTACGATTTCGTGTTTATCCTTGAAAGCATTAGCAACTGCTTTACCTACAAATCCATACCCGACAATGATTATCTTCATATTAAAACTCGAACAGGCTGTTAAACGTGTTCTTCTCCTCTGTTGATTTAATATCCCAATTCAGAACACCAATCAAGATCTCTAATTTGTTATCGATAATAGTTGCTTCCATTTCATCGTGATCAAACGGCAAGTCTTTAAACCATTGTGGTAATCGTAATTCATCGACAGGATATGCAACACTAGTAAAGCCCAACGGGTTTTGTTTAAGTTTGCAGACAATTACTTTCTGTCCATCTGTAATACCCATAGAATACTTGTCACCGTACATGCGTTTTAGTGTATTCCAATTTATACTTGCACGAACGTGACCAGGCATATTTGCCTTGCCTGCTTTCTTTTCTTTGGCTTCGTATTCAGTGATATTATTAGCACGTTTAGGAGATCCTTTCTCCCAACCTGGTCTTGCTTTAAAAGCTGTACGGAAATGAGTAATATGGTCTAATACTTCTTCTTCAGTAGCACCAGTTAGTACCTTTTCTAAAATATCACTAAGGAAGTTTTGAATAAATTCAGGTGTGTCCGAGCGTTTAAGATCCAGTCCCATCGCTTTGATCTTACCTGGCTTACCTTCTACGTCTGCACGTTTGCCTTCTTTGTCGTAGTAAAGTACTGCGTAGCGTTTCTTTGTGATAAACAGAGCTTTTGAACCTACGATCTCTCTACCAGCTTTAATAACTTCACCTCGGCTCTTAGGACAGTGGAAAGCATCTAGCATGAATTGTTGGAACGTAGCGTTTA